GGTTAAAAGTTTGTTCAACTAGACCTATGGCTTCTTCTGTTATTTCATATAGAGATTACATAATAGGACTAGAAGTCACTTCAATAATAACCGATCCTTCAGAAAGTGCTACTTATGATGAGGCTTCAGATACTTATTCTGATGGAACTGCTTTGCAGAGTTCATTAGAAAAATATGTTACTGATCAAGGTGAAACCTCTTATCACGAATTAGAATTACTTTAGTCTTTACTTTTTTTTATAAAGATTTAAGTTTTCGTATGTTTGAAAATGAAATAAAATTTATATCTCATGAAGATTATGTAAATTTAAAAGAATGTTACCCAATTCCAATAAAATTAAATATACCAGATTGGTATAAAAAACTTACTCATGGAAGACTTAATGGAAAAGAATTAACTGTAAAAGGTTGTATGCCTTTCTTAGATACATTAACTACAGGATATTTACTAAAAGCTTCGCAAGATATTAAGATAGAACATAATGTTTGGGTAAAGGGAGAAAACAAAAATTACTACGATAGTTTTTACCAAGTAAATGATATATTCGAAGGTATGATGGCAGCAAAAGGACTAAATTTTAATATGTCGAAACCGTCACCGCATCCTCCAAAACAACTTGGAGATTCTCCATTAAATAAAAAAAATAGATTACAACCATTTCATAAAATACATAATCCTTGGATAATCAAAACACCACCAGGGTATTCATGTTTATTTTTACCTCCAATGAACAATCATGACGATAGATTTTCTATAATACCTGGAATTGTTGATACCGACACATTTCCAACGGAAATTAATTTTCCAATAGTAATAAATGGAGATAAATATAAAACTTTAAAAACTATAATAAAACAAGGAACTCCTTATGTACAAATAATACCATTTAAAAGAGAATCATGGAAAATGAAAATAGTAGGACAAGATTCTAAAAAATTTAACATGAAAAAATTATTTTATCCTTTAAAAATGTTAAACAATTATAAAGATAAATTTTGGCACAAAAAATCATGGAAATAACAAATTATATTAAAATATTTGATAACTGTCTTGATTATAAAACTTTAAGTAAAATTTTAAAATATATAAATACTTTAAAATTTGTTCCAGCTGAACTTATACACGGTAAAGTTACAAAAGAAATAAGAACAACATTAAAATATGATTTAAATAGTATTAACGAATCTTTAAGTGATGTTCATTGGCATAATTATTTAGTAAGTTTTTTTAACAATTCTTTCTTAAAATATTCTGAAGAAATTAAAGATGCTTCAATAAGAAGTATTGAACCTTTACAAATATTAAAATATGAAAAAGATTGTTTTTATCAACAACATGTTGACCATGCTTCTGAAATACCAAGGACTGTAAGTTTTATATTTATATTAAACAATGACTATGAAGGTGGTGAACTTGTTTTTAAATTACAAGGAAAAGATTTTGTTATAGAAAATAAACCAAATAGACTTGTTATTTGGCCTAGCACTTTTTTATTTCCACATGAAGTAAGACCTGTAAAGAAAGGAATAAGGTATTCAATAGTTACATGGGCACTATAAGAGATTTAAAATATAAACTTGTAAAAAATTTTCTATCTAAAGAAGAAATAAATCTTTTTAAAAATTATTGTATTATTAAACACAGAAATAATTATCACAATTTTGATGAGCTACAAAGTGAAAATCGTGATACAAAATATTATGCAGATCCACTTGCAGAGAGTCTTATGTTGAATAAATTAGATTTAATGCAAAAAGAAACAAATCTTGAACTTTTACCAACTTATTCTTATTGGAGGTTGTATACAAAATTTGCAGATTTAAAAAAACACACAGATAGACCGTCATGTGAAATAAGCGTTACGGTTAATATAGATTCTGATGGAACTGATTGGCCAATAATTATTGACGGTAAATCATTTGATTGTAAACCAGGTGACGGTGTAATATATCTTGGTTGTGAATATGAACATTGGAGAGAAGAGTTTGTTGGTGATTATCACATACAAACCTTTTTACATTATGTAGATAAAAATGGTCCAAATAGAGAATGGTCTATGGATAAAAGAAAACAATTTGGTTTGGATAAAACACAGGAGATATAATGGAAATAAGACAATATGAAGACGGATCAGCTGATATAATATTTACTGATAAAGAAAAAAAAATAATAAATGAAAAAGGAAATCTTAAATTGACTGCTGAAGGTATAAGACATTTTGGTAACCATTTAGTCAAAATAGTTTCCGATTTTCAAATTAATTTAAAACAAAATATAAGAGAAATGAAGACCCAAGAAGGTCAAGATATAGAGACTTCATAAAATAAATGCTATAATAAGGCATGCCATTAACAAAAGTAGATATAGCCCCTGGATTTAATAAACAAGTTACACAGACCGGAGCAGAAGGTCGATGGACTGATGGAGACTTTGTAAGATTTAGATATGGATTGCCAGAAAAAATAGGGGGTTGGGAACAAATACTTGAATCAACTTTGATAGGTGCTGCAAGAGAGCAGTTTGTTTGGGCAGATTTAGATGGTAGACGATATGCTGCTATTGGTACAAATAAAATTTTAGCTATTTATTATGAAGGAGCTTTTTTTGATATTACACCTCTAGGCACAGCTTTAACTAGTTGCACGTTTGATACAGTAAATACATCAGCAACTGTTACAGTTAACAAAGCTGCACATGGTTTAGAACCTGGAGATATATTTTTATTTTCATCTGTTACTCCTCCAACAGGAGCAGGTTACTCTGCAGGAAATTTTACAACAAATCCCTTCCAAGTTGTGACTGTTCCAAACAGTGATACCTTTACAATTACAATGGCAAGCGCAGCAGGGACAACTGTCAACGGATCTGGATCTGCAACAGTTACGCCTTACATTAAACCTGGAGCTTTAGGTTTTACCTATGGTTTTGGTTGGGGTACAGGGTTATGGGGTGGTGGTCAACAAGTATTCAGTACATTGAATGGAGCTTTATTAGATGATACTGCTGGAACAGGAGGAGTAGGAACTTCAATTTCTCTTGCATCCACAACAGGATTTCCATCGACAGGCACCATAAAAGTTGGAGCAGAATTTATTTCTTACACAGGTATTTCATCAAATGATCTTACAGGAATTACAAGAGCTGCTGCAGGCACAAGATCAGCACACTCGAGTGGAGCGGGTGTTGAAGTGTTTACAGGTTGGGGTGTTGCATCATTGTCACAAACTTTAACAACGGATCCTGCTTCTTGGTCTTTAGATAATTTTGGAGAAAAATTAATTGCAACAATTAAAAATGGACAATCTTTTGAATGGAATCCAATTAATTCAAATTCTAATGCTTTGAATACAAGAGCTACAGCTATATCAAATGCACCAACTGCATCAGTCATGTCTTTAGTTTCAGATAGAGATAGACATTTAATAATGTTAGGAACCGAAACGACAATAGGAGATACAGCAACTCAAGACAAATTATTTATTAGATTTTCTGATCAAGAAAATATTAGTGATTATACACCGACATCAATAAATACTGCTGGAACATTTAGACTAGATTCTGGAACTAAAATTGTTGGTGCTGTGAAGGGTAAAGACTATACATTAATTGTTACAGATAACGCTGCATATGTTATGCAGTTTGTAGGTCCTCCATTTACTTTTTCCATACGACAAGTGGGTTCGAATTGTGGATGTATTGGTCAGCATGCAATGAAGTATGTTAATGGTGCAGTTTATTGGATGGGAGAGTCTGGAGGTTTTTTTGTATTCGATGGTACTGTAAAATCTTTACCATGCGAAGTTGAGGACTTTGTGTTCACAACAAAAAATGGAGACAACCTTGGTGTAAATTATCAAAATGGTGAATCTGTTTATGCAGGACTAAACCATCTATACGAAGAAATTTGTTGGTATTATCCAAAAGCTGGATCTGATTTTAATGACAGGTATGTTTGTTTTAATTATCAAGACAATACTTGGGTTACAGGATCTTTATCAAGAACAACTTGGGTTGATGCGAATTTATATTCAGTGCCATACGCAACAGAATTTAACTCAACAGGAACGGGAACTTTCCCTACAGTGCAAGGAGTAACTAACTTAAATGGGTCCACAACTTACTATGCTCATGAGACTGGTGTTGATCAAGTAGATACAGCTGGAAACAAAACAGCAATACCTGCTTTTATAGAATCTGGAGATTTTAGTTTAAACATAGAAGGTAATGCTCAGGTATTTATGAGCATGAGAAGATTTGTTCCTGACTTTAAAACCATACAGGGTAACGCTCAAGTAACCATTCTTCTTAGAGACTTTCCAAGTGATACAGAAGCATCATCTCCATTAGGACCATTCACGGTCACCGGATCAACACAAAAAGTTGACACTAGAGCTAGAGCTAGATTTGCAAGTTTAAAAATTGCCAACACAGGGACAGAGCAAAATTGGAGATTTGGAACTTTTAGAGCGGACGTACAACCAGATGGAATGAGGGGATAATGGAACCGGATTTATTTGTACCAGGAGATCAACAGTACCAAATGGTAAATGAACCATTACAACCCACGGGTATAGTTCCACTTATAGAAGAGAAAGGTATGCCTCTACCTGATTTTAAAAAAGTTGCAGGTAATGTAATTAAAAACAGAGCCTTAAATTATGCAGCTGGAAAATTAGGTTTGAATGCAGCACAAGCTTCAGGACTTATGTCTATTATAGGAATGGGTGCAAATGTGTTTGCACCTCTTTCTGCAGTATCTGCACTGTCAGGAAGATCTTTAGGTATCTCAGATTATTTAGCAAACAAACGTGCACAAAAAGAATTTCAAAGTCAACAGAATATGAGAGATGCAGCAGCAATAACTAATAGAATTCAAGGTCAGATAACTCCTCAAGATATAATTGATGATAGAGGAAGAGGACAAATGCCTTCAAAAACAACCTCAGCACCATCAAGACAAGCTAGACACACAGCAGGTATAGGTGGTTTACACTCAGGATATTAAATGGCAAGAGTAGATATAGTAATACCAGAACCTACACCAAAGTATACTGAGGAAAACCAAAGACAAGTAAGTCAGTCTTTACGAACGATGCAAGATAAGCTAAATACTTCTTATCAACAAGAATTAAAAAATGAACAAGATGCTTTTACTTATTTTTTATCATGACCATACAATATAAAAATCAAGGATTTAAACAAGCTAGCACAGGAAAGACAACTGTATTTACTTGCCCAAGTGATGCAACAGTAATAGTTAAAAGTGTTTATTGTTCTAATAGTGATGCTTCCTCGGCTATTGTTGTAAACATGAATCTTGTAGACTCTTCTGACTCTAGTACAGAGTATGAATTTTTTAGAGATGATCTACCTGCTAAATCTCAAGTAAATGCTACGCCTCAAGGTTTGAACTTAGAGGCAGGCGATGCAATTACAGTTCAAGCAGCTACAGGAAGTAATACAATTCAAGGTGTAATAAGTTACGCGCAAATAGATAGATCACAGGAGAATGGCTAGACAAAAGTTTACACATTTTGTGCCAAGACCTAAGCCTCGTAAAAGACCGAGAAGACATACTAAAAATGTAAACAAAAAAAAGAAGTTGCAAAACAATAAGAAATATAATAGACAAGGACGTAAGCAATGAGTGATTTACCAAAAATACCTGCAGAAGCGATTGAGATTATTAAACACAAAAGAACAGGAAAAGTTTATGATTCTAAAGCTGATTTTGATGCTGATGTTGCTGATCCCAACACTGATACTACTGCTGATGATTTTAGGCAAGATTTACAAATAAAAGTGACAAGAGCTGGAAATATTGGTGCCAAAACCAAAAAATGATTCTTAAACAAGTTGAGGAATTTTTTCCCCGTTTAGATATTTTAATTCCTGAAATTAAAAAATTTAAATTTTATAACCAAGATAATCATAATGAATCTGGAACTTGGCCAGGATATAGAACAAAAAATTTAGAAACAGAAAATATTTTTTTGTATGAGTATATAAACACATTAGCTTTAATAAATCATAAAATTTTAGAACCTGGTACATATTTTATAAAAAGTTATTTTCATTTAAGACTTAAAGAAGATAATGAGAAAGATTGGATACATAGAGATGAAGATGATTATGCAGGTTTAGTTTATCTTGGAGATACAAATTTAGATGCAGGAACAAAACTATACGACACAAATAATAATGTCATCAACGATATAAAATATGTAAAAAATAGAGCTGTGTTTTATTCAGGAAGTTATCTACATAAAGGTTATGGACACTTTGGTTCTAATGTGCAAGATGGACGATTAACTTTAAATTTATTTATTAAAAAAAATGTTTAAATTAATTGACGATTTTTACGAAGAAAATCAACTTGGATTAATGACTCTATGTTTTCAAAATATGCTTTTTAAAGCAACTCATCAATCTCAAGATATTCCAATAACAAACAGATTTCAAAGTTATCCCTGTTACGAAACAGACAAGTTACAAAAAATAAACAATGTTTTTGGCCCTTATGATATTTTTAAAAATACATTTGAAAAAAAAACAAATTTAAAAATTTTATATTTAAATTCTTTTTTCAGAAAAACTAAACTACAGGAGTTAAAACAGTCTCCGATTTTTAAAAAAGAAAGACCACATAAAGATCCTTTTTATTTTGATTACGCTGGTTTAATTTACTTTAATTCCAACTCGTTAAAAGATGGAACATCTATTTATGATCATGAGGATCATTTTGAACCTTCAGCAATAATAGGATCAAAACTTAATAGATGTGTCTATTACAATTCTTTTCAACCTCATTCTGCACCTACAGATCAATCCGTAGAAGAAAGGTGGGTACAACCTTTTTTCTTGATCACATCAGAAGAAAATTATAAAAGATTTAAAGAAAGTAATTATGAAACCTAGAGGTGCAACTGAACTACAACATGAGTTACTTGAAAAATATGTTGATAAAAACTTATTAGACAAGTTTCAAATATGCACATCTATTCCAGGAAAAGTGCCATTGGATCCTAATAAAATAAATATTCTTTGGCAAAAAAATTCTTGGGATCAACCAAACTTACAAAGTTTTTTTAGAAACAAAGACAGACATCATGAGTACGATTGGTATATTTTTAATTCACATTGGTGTTATGAAAAATTTAGATATTTTTTTCAAATACCTGAAGACAGATCTGTTGTAATTAAAAATGGTGCACACCATTTTCCAAAAAGAAAAGTGTATAAACAAGGGGAACCAATTAGAATAATACATCATTGCACTCCTTGGAGAGGTTTAAATGTTTTGTTACTTGCAATGCAATATGTACAAAATAAAAATGTAACTTTAGACGTGTATAGTTCCAATGAAATATATGGAAAAGAATTTGCTGATAAAGCAAACAAAGATACAGAGGGATTATTTGATCAAGCTAAACAATTACCTAATGTGAATTACATTGGTTTTAAGACAAATGAATATATATTGGAACACATGACAGATTATGATTTGTTTGTTTATCCATCTATATTTGAAGAAACCTTTTGCGCTTCTGCCTTAGAGGCACTTGCTGCAGGTCTTCATGTTATTACAACAAACTTTGGGGCTTTACCTGAAACGTGTGCTGAATGGCCTGTATATATCAACTACACAAAAAATTTAGAATTATTGGCTGCAGCTACAGCAGGAGCTATAGATGTTGCATCTGGTTATCTGCATACAGACACAATTCAAAATCATTTAAACGAGCAACAAAAATACTATCAAAAATTTTATAGTTGGGATAAAAAGGCTATGGAATGGGAAAACTTTTTGAAAGGAGCTTTAAGTGTCAAGCAGTAAATACATTAACGAAGATACATATCAAACATTACAAGAAGTAAGTATTGAAACTCAATCCGATTATGAAAAAGCAACAGAACCTTTATGGAAAGAGGATAAAGATCAGTTTAAAGATATTGAGGTATTTGTAGCAACACCTGTGCACAGTGAGGTTTCTATACACTACACACAAGCTTTAATAGAATTTCAACAGGAATGTTTTAAGAAAAAGTTGAAAGTGTCCTTTCATTTAATAAAGTCATCTTTAGTTACACAAGGTAGAAATTTGTCAGTGGCTGGGTTTCTTGAATCCAAAGCCACACATTTATTATTCATTGATTCAGATATTTATTTTCAAGGTAAATCTATATTTGCCATGCTGAAGGCAGACAAACATATTATATCTGTACCATATCCATTGAAAACGTTGATGTGGGAAAAAGCTTTTAATAAAATGCAAGAAGGTAGAATAAAATCGCCTGATGATATTAGAAGAGCTTTACATACCTATCCTATGAAAGTTCCTGATCCTAATAACATTAAGCTTAATAAGGGAGTGATGGAAGTTACTGATTCACCAACAGGATGTATGCTTATTAAAAGAGAAGTCATTGAGAAAATGATAGAGAAATATCCTGATAAGGAAATAGTTCAAAAGACTGTTATTAACGGAAAGTATGTTAACAAACCTAATATGTGGAACTTTTTTGACACTCTACATGACCCTAAAGAGAAGACTTATAATGGTGAAGATTTTGCCTTTTGTAAGCTATGGAGAGACTTAGGTGGTAAGTGCTATGCCTATGTCAACGATGCCATAGTTCATATCGGAGAACATCAGTATCAAGGCAAGTTCTACGATGAGTTGATATCAAGCAAGTAAAATGGTATTATTTCATATTTAAGATCTTAAATAGGAGAATTATATATAATGCTACAATTTTTACCCTACGCATTAGCAGCATACGGTGGTTTACAAGGATACAGAAGTTCTAGAGATCAAGGTATAAGTGGTTTAGGAAGAATATTAAACACAGCAGCGGGAGCTTTTACTGGATATAATTTAGGACAAGTTGGAGGCTTTGCTAAAGGTGCAGGATTTGGAACAACTGTTCCAACATTTGCTAACTTACCAGGAGTATCTTCAATACCAGGAATGTCTAGGTTTGCAAATACTGGTATAAATTATAAAGGTCCTACTTATGATGAAGCAGGCATAGGAATCAATCAAGGTATGAAAACACCTATGACTTCTAAAAGAGAAATGGGAAGTATTTTAGATATTTTAAAAAAGAAAGATGGCACAGGATATGATCCTCTAAAAGTTGGTGGGTCTTTGGCAGCACTAACTTATCTTGGTGGCGCATTTGATCAAGGTCCAACTGATATATATTCTCCTGGATATAATATGAGTTATTTAGAATTACAAAAACAAAGACCAGGTTATACTTTTATTGATCCAACAACAGGTGAAGAAAAAGCATATGAAAA